CGAACTGCTTTCCAGCCAGAACAGACAGGCACACAGCAACCTCCTGCTCCGCTTCTGCGGCAGTTTTGGCGTAGCTGTACCAGTACGCACCGCAGGGGATTCCAAGTCGTTTGCACTCGCTGTAATTCCGTTCAAACTGCACATCGATCTGGCTGGATTCTTTCCCAAAACCAGCCCGTAAAATTGCAAAATCCACCAGCCCGGATGCTTTGACTTTTTCCCAGTTGATTACGCCCTGATGCTTGGAAACATCAATCCCTTTTGCCACAATTTCAGATGGTTGCGGCTGTGCTTTTGCAATGCCGAAATAGCGGTAGAAATCGCTTGTCACCGTGTTTGTGCCTTTGATTTCATCACCATACCATTTTGCCCCTGTTCGCACATCCAGATGCACCGAAGTATAAGCACCGGTGATATTGGCAATGCCGCTGAAACCCAAATCCTGAGCCTTACAGCACACCGTCTTTGCTGAAATTATGTTGCCGGACTTGTCGTAGCACACCACGTCCGCCGCCGTCCCTTTGGTATGCTGCCCAGTACTCGTACCGCCTACCGCTTTATCATGCTCAGGACAACGGTAACCGCTGTTGACGATGATCTTGCCGCAGTCCAATGCTGCATACAGCTGTTCCAGCTTGCTCACCAATTCATCCGAAATCAAAAAGTCGTGGCTTTTACCGCATTTACAACGGAATTCACGAGCGTTGAAGTGCTCAGTCAGTTGGGTGTTGTCCGTTGCTGAAAAACTCTTTACTGTCATATAAAACGACTCCCTTCTACAAAAAAAATACTTTTGAAAAAATCGAAAATTCGCTTGACTTTTCCACGAAAACGTGGTATAATGTAACTAAAGAAAGGGGGAAAGCAAATGCGGACAGGCGAATTAAAAAAGAAACTTCGCAAAGCCGGATGCTACAAAATCCGAGAGGGCGGAAACCACGAAATCTGGTACAGCCCCAAAACAGAAACAGCATTTTCTGTTGGGCGGCATGACGGACAGGAAATCGCAACCGGAACCGCAAACAAAATCCTGAAGGATGCGGGGCTGAAATAAGCCCCGACCCTACGGGGTTTTCAAAATGGCAAGAAAGCGAACCATTCGCTTTCCTTGTCAACTTTTCAAATCCGCATTTGTACCCCCATTCAAAAACAAAAAGGAGCTGGTAAAATGGCAAAATACGTTTACCCTGCAATCTTCACAAAAGAGAAAAACAACGCTTATTCGGTTGACTTTCCGGATGTAGAAAACTGTTATACGTGCGGAGATTCTTTGGTGAATGCAATGGAAATGGCATCTGATGTCTTGGCAATGATGCTGTGTTTCAGAGAAAAGGAAAAGAAACCAATTCCGGTCGCTACTCCGATCAAAGAAATTCAAACAAATGCAGACAGCTTTGCAACCTTGATTCTTTGTGATACGACCGATTATCCTCTCGTGGAGTGTGAGCCGAATGCAGAATAACATCAAGAGAATACGGGAACAGAACGGCATTACTCGAAAAGAGTTAGCCGCTCTTTCCGGCGTACACTATAAGAAAATTACAGACTACGAAAACGACTACATCAAATTTGAAAATATCACAATCGGGAATTTGAACCGTATTGCAACTGCCCTCGGTGTTACACTGGATGAACTGTGTAGAGAAGATTCCGAAAATCAGTAAAACAACTACTATAGAAAAATGCGGTATGCCAAAACGACATACCGCATTTTTCATTCTTTTTCTTCTTTCTCGGATTCTAAAGCTTTTCGGAGCAAGCGTTTGATTTCCGTCTGCAAGGCTTTTCCCTCTAAGGCATCCAGAATATCCTTATCGCTTTTTCGATTCAGCTTCAAACCAATGAAACGTGTATTTTGCTTATCATACTTTTCTTGGGGTGTCAAAAAACCACTCCTAAAATTTTTTCTTGCCAATTCGGGCAAAACGTGATATAATTGTTGTAGCACGAAAAAGCGGTGGCAAGTCCGCTCTTTCTGTGTTTCCGTTGCCGACTGTTTTTCAGTCGGCTTTTTCTTTTAGCCCTGAAGCATCTGTTTCAGCTGTTCAATAATGGCTTGCTTTTCAGCCTCGGTTTTCGCATCCTCTAACTGCTTGATTAAAAGCATAATAAAGGATTTGAACTGCAAATCCGTCATTCCCATTTCCTCCATATGTGCCTCCTTTCCATATCCGCTTGCCCGGTATTCGTGGGTGGTTTCCCAATCCACTGTAATCATTATACCATAGGTTTAACCTATGGTCAAGGATTTTTTCTGGAAAGTGTAATATTTGTCGGAGTACACAAATTCGGTGCTGCTTTTTGTACGATAGCAATACCGTTTTCAATTGTCAAACAGCAGTACTACTCCTTGATTTCAGGTAATCCAGCCACGCTGGTCAGTACAGATAAAAGGCCCGCCAGAAGTGCGGTACTGCCAACTACAAGCCAATTAACATCCTGCATGGTTGCTGCCACACCAACTGTCGCTATTGCTGTCTGAGCAATGGTTTTGATTGCCCGAATAACAGCAGCTTTCGTCCACTGTTTCCAATCTCTTTTCATACGGTTTCTCCTTTCTCGGTTGGCAGTGCCATGAATTCCTCGTGCAGATGTGTCATCACACCGTTGCCACCGAGTTCATGATACTGCCGGTACATATTTTCATAATTTTCTTTTGCATAGATGGGTGCAAATCCGGCTTCAATATACTTGTTATAGCAGTGTAACATCCGGTCACGCAGCAATGCCTGTACACCGTATTCCAAAGCTTTCTGACGGCTGTCCTGCTTTTTCATTCGAGATAAGATTGCTCGTGTGCCAATACCCAGAATGCCAGTTGCGGACAGAACAGAGATTGCAACCGTGATAATTCCTTGAATCACACTGCTTCCTCCGTTTCTTTCACATCATTCGTTTCTTTCTCTTCTTTCACATCATAATCACCAGAAAGCAAAACGAGCATCTCCGGTGTCAAGTCGCCGGATGCGAAAATTTGATACTGTCCATTTTCCAGCAGTACCGCTTGAATTTTTGCATTGCCCCAGTTACTTCGTTGGATTGCTTTTCCGACTTTCAGCTGCTCTACTGCCTCAATAATATTCATTGTATTTTCCCCCTTACAAAATTGTGATAGATTGAATCAGCGGGTGGCTGTTGTTGCTCCGCCCTACCCACACCAAATAATAAGTACCTGCTGTTACGCCCTCACACGGTGTCAGCGTTGTGATGTAGTCCGTGCTGTACAGCCACTGCAAAGGCAGGTCAATATAACTGCCCTCTGTTTGTGCTTTTTCTAAAATATCTGATGCAGTTCCAGTATCTGACTGTACTAATCGCATGATGCCAGTTTCCGTACTATACGCATGAAAACGAATTGCAATTTGCGAAGCAGATGTAATCTTTAATGGTGTTGTAGAACAACTATAGCAACTGTAATCCCACCCGAAAACGTCCGTGCCATAGTTCAGTGCGTAGTTGTTTTTTTCGCTACAGAATGCGGAATGCTCAGTTACGAAATCTGACAAACCATAAACCACGTCATTATAGGACAGATAGATTCCTTCTTTGTGATTTGCATCATACACAATCGTTTTTTCGGTCGATGATCCACTGGGTATCAGTCCTACTTTCTGAACAAGCAAATTCAGCTTTTCATCTGCGGTTGCAATGATACCATGGGAAACCAAATGTCCTGCCAGCAGGTCACGCTGGTGGTTGATTGCTGCGATATACTGTGCAATTGTTGCCATTACTCCGTCACCTCCACAATATCAGCCAATGCAGTCTGAATATCTCCCAAAGACTGCTGAAGTGCATAGATCTGTGCAGGGAAAGTATCATGGATATTTGTAATGTCCGCGGGACCGATACTGTTCAGACTTATTATATTGGTATGAATGTGCTGTGCCGACCAGAGTGCCTTCCATTTTACATCTGTGATTTCATTTAAAGTAGCTATATTTTCGTGGGTATGCGATTTATCTTCCAGATGTGTGATGGAAAGTGTGTGCTCCTGCAAGGTATACGTCAGACTGTCGGACAATTCCTGCACTTTTTCATCCACATAAACCGTCTTTGCATATGGTGTAAGATCTACGGCTGCACCCTCTGTTAATGTCACTGTAGTTGTACCACTTTTATCTGTAATGGTGATTGTGATAACACTGCCATCCTTCACAACATTCGCAATCGGGGAAAAGCCGTCTTTACCAGCTACGCCAGCATCTCCCTTTTCACCTTTTTCTCCGGGAACGCCCTGCAGCCCTCTATCTCCGGGATCACCTTTTTCGCCCTTTGGACCTTGTTCTCCCTGCTGACCCGTTTCACCCTTTTCGCCTCGCTCGCCCTGCAATCCGGTGTCACCCTTTTCACCACGCTCACCAGTATCACCTTTTTCACCTTTCAAGGATAAAAGCCATTTTTCCTCGGAGTCTTCGTAGCCATGCTCCACTGCAATTGCGTATGCTGACTTTCCCTCCGCACCATCTTGACCGGGATTTCCTTTGGCTCCTGTATTGCCTTTATCACCTTTATCGCCTTTCAAGGAAGAGAGCCAGTCTGATTCAGAGCCTTGATAACCTTGTTCTACTGCGATTTGATATGCAGATTTACCGTCTGTCCCTTTTTCTCCGTTTGCACCATTATGAAGCGTTGCAGAAGTTTCACCATCGGCATCGACAATGGTAATTACAACACCCGACTTCATTTGTTCTGCCCTTACTTTTGGGGAAAATCCATCTTTTCCATTTTGAAGTCCAGCTGCCTTTTCGTCCAGTTTTTTCAAAAGCTGCGTATACAGATCCGGAGTCGGCGGAATTGGCGTATCCCCATCTGCAACAAACCCAGATGGTCGAATGTGAAGAGTTACTGGTACGGTTGTTGCACGCAGTGTAGTATCGCTTTCCTCATCGTAACCAAACAAACTCATTTTCACCGCACCGGGATGCAGTTCGGCAGGCAGCAAGCAGGTTGTTCCCTCTGTGCCAAGTACCAAGTTGTATGTTTCTTCGCACTGCGTGAACTGCACCACCTTGTGCAGCGTTTTCCAAGCCCCATCGAATACGAACTTCACCGAAACAAATGCGATCTGGTCAGAAGCAATGACCTCTCGCTCCAGTACTTCGATTTTTTGCTGTTTCACTAAGAATTTCATCATCCGTTTTTCACCTCGTTCCACACATCATTTTCAGGATCATATTCCAAATAGCCGTCTATGCACTGGATCTTTTTCAGATAATTGTTGTAGGAATGTTCTCCGGAGGACATCCAGTTGATTGGTTTGGTGATGGCGTTCCACTGCGTAATCGTGCCTTCATAAGTAATGGTTTTTAGACTTTCGCAATACGTCAGCATATTCTCTCCGAATGTTTTGCAATTTGCTGAAATCGTAAGATTGGACAATGCTGTACATCTTGTAAACGCAAAAGCACCAATGGAACTGCACGCAACACGGGCAGTCTTCAGCTTTGTACAGTCACTGAAAACATACTTTCCCCATGTTTTCACGTTGGCAGGCACAGTGACTTCTGCAATGGCAGTGTGCTGAAATGCAAACGACTGAATT